TAGGGACATAGGAGCCATTTACTAGCAGTACATCGCCGCCGTCTGCGTTCGGCATGTCTAGTAGCGCGCGCGCCTCATTCGGCTTATAAACACCGCCTTGTACGTAGTTTCTGATAATTTCAGACTGCGTTTTGCTGTCTGTACGCAAGAGCGCTTTTTCGTTGAATTTGTAGTAATAGCCCTTTTTGTACTCGCTCGGCAGTAATACCTTTGCATTGATTTCTTCCTCATACATCTTGATTCTGTATGCCAGAGTATCGGTCAGGAATGCAATCGCTTCAGACTCACTGCTCGCATATTTTGAGTGCTCGTAGTCGTTTATCTGGCTCGGTTTAATGCCAAAAGCGGCTGCAATCTGTAATGCAGAATATTTACGCAATGTAGCAAAATCTGCATCAACCATGCTTTGATTGAGTGGAACCAGATTAAAAGCCGTAGGTATCGGGATGATTTTGCCGGCGGCTTTCGGCCCGCATAATTTATCTGCAAATTTTTTTTGCGCTTCCTTCGCTCTATCTTCGTCCAGATTGCCGCTGTACTGCATAACCATCTTGGCGGTCATAGAATTTTTATAAAGGTTGTTTTCGTAGTCCGAAGCAGCTCCAGCACCGTCAATAGTGCTCTGTAAAATCTCCATCACGCTCTTACCAATCAACCCGTCCTCTGTATACCAGGTTTTGAAATGTAACACCTCGGAGTCTCTTAGAATCACCTGCTCGCCAGTGTCCGGGTTTGTATACTGGTAGTACACACAACCGGCAGTTCCAAAAAGGCCGGCGTCATCAATCAGAATCAAAACGCTTTGCGGGTGCATCGGGTA